TGCTGCAAAGACCTAGAGCCAGTCTCTTGACCAGGCGTTGTTCGGAATCCCATTTCTTTGCCACGGCCAAGAATAGCCTGCTGGGCCGCAGTCAATCCGGCTGATGGGTCTGGACCGACTGCACCAGGAGTCATGCCACCCCCAGTCACTGTGGCTGTTGGCGTTGTGGTCACATTGACTTGAGCGCCACCGACACCTGGTTGACCAGGCATTGGCATGGCTGGTGGTTTAGCGCCAAACAGAATGTCGGATAACTTACCGCCAAGATATCCAGCGCCTGCACCAAATGCTGTGCCTGCTCCAGTTTGCTCAACTTTTTGCGCAAAGAATTCTGGCGTTGTTGTGCCAGGCGTTGTGGCCACGGGTTGCAAAGCGCCACCAACTGCACCAGTAATTGCTCCGGCCCGTACTGGGGCAGTGGTTGCACCAAGTACGCGCACAGCAGCGGTTGATGGGATCAATGTGCCTGCAATGTTGCCTATGACTCGGCCTACATCAATTTCACCTTGACGCATTTGACCTTGTCGAATGTTTCTCTGGTAATCCAGTTCAGCCTGACGATTGATATCTTCAACCCTTTTGCGCTCTGCTTGGGCAAACTGCTCAAGACTTGAGCCTGCTGGTGAAATAGCTTCTAGGCCGCGAGTCAGCAGTTGAGCGCCAGCGTCTGGAATATCACGCAAACCGCGAATGACACCACCCACTGGTGAATTTAGAATTTTGGCTCCAAAAGACTCTGGGGCTTTGCCAGTTGGCGCTGGGGCAGTAATTGGTGCAGCAGCTGGTGCTTGCAATGATTGAATGGCCTTGATGATCTGCTCATCAGTCATGCTTTCTGGAAAAGACACTGGCCCAATATTTGGGATTTGAACAATTTTGTCTGCCATTTTTTACTCCGTTACATAGCGAAAAATGCCGGTCGCAGGGTCTTTGACAAGTCTAGGCACACCAGCAGTTGGTGCAGCCATTGGGGCATTCCGTGCAGCCACTGCTTTTTCAATTTGTTTATAGGCTGGACCAGCGCGCACAGTCATGGCCAGTTCAGTGTCGCGTCTAGCACGGGCTTTTTGCTCAATAGTTTTTTGACTGTCACTAGTTTGTGGGAAATATTTAGTGATCTCTTTTTCCATCTCTTCCACACCAATCACCGCGCCAGACTCTGGTCGCAAGTTGGCAGTGACCCAATTTTCTTGGGCCTGACGATACTGCTGCCGACCAACATCTTCTGAAATATTGGCAATGCCAGTTGTTAATCCAGCACTTGGGATGGCGCGCATGATGGCCTGATACTTTCCTGGCTGACCATAAGCCTGCTCAAGCGTAACTGGTTTGCCAGTTTTGGGATCAATGATTGGCTCACCAGACTTATCCACAGCAGGCTGATTGAAAATCTGAGTTGACTGTTTCATTCGGAAAGCAAAGCCTGCTGACTTGCTTTGGTCTTCAGTCGGCTTAGAGCCAGCGCCTTCAAGTTGTGTTCCGGCTGCCGTCATTACTGGCATGGCCGCGCCACCAGGTACTTTTGGCACATAGACCAAACCTTCTGGAGTTTCTTTGATGTCAAAAGCACCACGATTAAATTCTTGCTGACGCAAACCAAGACCGCCTTGGGCCACGGCCAAGTTGCCTTGAGCCACTTTCAAGTTGGCAATCTCGCTTGGTGTCATTGTTTGGGCAAATGTTTCGCCACCCTTCAATGCCGACTTGTTAACAGCCACAGTCGTGCCACCAAGGTTTTGCAAGACGACATCACGCTTTGGACCAAATCCCTGCATGGTCTTGATATCGCCAGACTCAAACTGCTGGACCATGATTGGCTTGCCAGTAGGATCAGTCACTTCAAATGGCTGGCCAACAACTTTAGCCCGTGGGTTTAAGTCTCTGGCCATGTCTTGATAGCGTTTGGCCTCTTCGCCTCTGCCTCTTGATGCCAAAAGGTCTGCGGCCCGTTGATACTGAGCCGCTTTAATCTCGGCATCGCTTGGTGGCTGGATGTTTGCAGCCAGTTCAGCACGGGCCAAGGTTGGGCCTGCTTGCATCCCTGGTGCAGCCAAAGCCTGCATCTCTGGACTCAATGCAGTTGTTGGTTTGGTAAAAATACTGCCCAATTGGGTTTGCAATTCTTGGGCTGTTTGCATCTCTTTCAGCTTTCCACCCAAAAGCAAATCTTGCAATGAACCAGCTCTAGCCTGCTGATAACCTTGCTGACCAGCCTGCAAAGCTGATCCAAGTGCTTGGCCCATACTGATTGGGACTGCACTTCGGCCACTGGCTTGGAGCAATGCACCAGCTGCTGACAGTGCAGCATTACGGCCAAGCAGTTTGCGCTGGTCTTCTGTCAGCAATGCATCAAGCCCCGTTGGTGTTGCACCAGGCATCCCACCAAACATATTGCCTAAACTTGCAAAATCAAATTGAGTAGCCATATTTCCACCTTAATCCAATAAACCTCTGAGGCGAGTATTGACCACATCGCCTCTGCTCATCATGTTAGTTGATCCAGTATCTGGTGCAAGTAAAGATGCAGCCCTCATGGCCCGTCTTTCTTGACCAGGCTTGATGGCCAGTTCTGCCACCGGTGTTCCAGCTCTATCCATGGCCACCGCCACATTGTCAAAGCCTTTGGCCTGATCGTATGCATAGCCAAAGAGCGCCATGCCCACATCTTTCTCAGACCCTTGGTCAATGATCCTGACTTTTGCAGGATCACTGGTGATCACAATGCCTCGGCTTGTCTCGGCCACTGTCAAACCATCAGGGATGCGAGACGGCATAGGTGATCCAGGCGTGATCAGGATGGTGTCACGCTTGCTTGATGGATCAAGCAAAGCCATGAGCTGCGCATCAGCGTAGCGTTGTGGCTCTGGGGTTGGGGTGTTTGGCATATTAGATCAAGGCAGTCAATGCACCAAGTGCCGCACCAGTGCCAGCTGTCAGACCGGCAGCGCCAGCCAATTGAGAGCCAGCCAATGCACCGCCTAATAGGCCAGCACCGACATTCTGACTGTATGGAGTTGTTGCCACCATGCCAAGGTTTGCAGGCTGCGCACCCAGTGAAGACTGGACCACACCAAGACGCTGCAAGCCAATATTTCGGATTGCATCCATTTGTTGCTGGTCCAGAGCCTGACGCGCACCGCCAGCACCCATGACCGCTTGAGCGCCACCAAGACGCAATGCTTGTTGCTGTGCAGCCAAATTACCAAGCTGGCTTGCACCACCTAGCCTCAATTGCGCACCTTGCAAGCCTGCTTGCTGATTGGCAATGTCGGCTGCTGATCTGCGCGCAATGTCGGCCTGCTGCATGGCCATTGCCTGGTTGAATGCCTGCTCGTTCAAAGATGTGCCAAGTGTGGCGGCCTGCTTGGCAAACCCTTGGTTAGTCAAAGCCTCGGCCACACCTTGGCGTGATCCACCAAATGCACGGGCTTGTGTGGCACGTTCACCAGTCTGGGCAATGGCAGATCGTCTTGCAGATTCCAAATCAGCCAATGCATTGGTGCGCACTTGCTCTGTAAATGGGTTCATGTAACTGCCAATAGTGCCTGCACCTTGGCCAAGACCTAGATTGGTCTGCTGCGCTGTGATCTGACCAGGCTGATAGACACCGCCATAAGCAGCCATTTGGGCTGCCAAGTCTGTGCCACTGATGCCTGGGCCAGCAAGGGCCGTGTTGACCAGAGCTTCCTCGCCTGCCTGATACATTGGGTTGTAGCCAGCAAACTGCTGGACCGGCAATGCACCAGCGACCCCTTGGGCCTGCTGAAAATTGGCCAAGAATGCTTCTTTGATCTGAGGATCAATGGAGCTTGTCGATGTAGTTGTTCCACCTTTTGACATATTGCCACCTTATCCGAGTAAAGATTTCATTTTCTTGGCAGGCACTTTGCCTTCATTGATCATGTCCAGAAGTCCACGGCCATACTTATTGACTGAAGACTTCTTGATCACATATTCGCCAATATCAAGATTGACAGCACCATCATCTGGACCAGGCGGGTTTGCGCCAAACATCTTACCTTCATGGACATAACCGCCCTTGGCCATGGCATTGCCAGTTCCAGCGCCTGCACCAGTGCCGCCACCACCACCACCGCCACCGCCATCACCACCATCACCGCCACCGCCATAGTAGTCGGCCAATGTAGTGCCAGCATTTGCCGCAATTGTTTTGGCCACATTGGCAGCTGCGATCTGGTCATACAGACCAGGGCTATATCCACCCATTGCTTGGCCTGCGACCACGCCAGCGTATGGGTTGCCAACTGGTCGCATCTGGGCCATGACCTGAGAGTAAGGTGAGCCAGTACCGCCAACAACATTGGGGTTGTACTGAGCGCCAATGGGGATGGACTGGTAATTTGCAAAGTTCTGGGCAAAGCCTTGGGTGGCATTGGCAAATGGTGTTGTGCCAGTGATGCCCATGCTGCCAGTTGGGCCAAGCAAGCCGCCAGTGTCAGTAGTTGTGCCAGTAGTTTTAACTTGCTGCTGATTCTTCAGCGCATTCAAGCGCTGCTGCTCTGCATATGCGGCTTGATTAGCTGCAATCTGCTGCTGATTTTTTAAGTTGTTAAGGCGCTGCTGCTCTGCATATGCGGCTTGATTTGCAGCAATCTGCTGCTGATTCTTGATCTCATTCAAGCGCTGCTGCTCGGCCCAATTGGTCGTGTTAGTCTTTTGCTGTGCAGCCCATTGCGCTTCACGCCCTGCCAGTTCATCCATGGCCGCCTTGTTATAGGCGATCTCAGCAGCCGTTGTTGGCGTTGCCGCTTCAAGTCTAGTTTGCACATCTCCAACGGGGACACCCAAAGCGCGTGAAACATCAGAAGCACTGATGCCATATTGATTCATGTTGCTTTCAATTTGAGCATCACTCAAACCTTGAGCTTGCGCTTTTACATACGCATCAAACAAGTTTTTGTCATACTGCTCTTGACTGATGCCATTAGCCAATGACCATGCGAGTCCTGGTGAAGTTGCCATATTTATCCCCTAAAGTTCCTTTGCCATTACAGACCACTGCGGACTGTAACCTTCGTCTTTCAAAAATGTCTTTGCCCAGCCTCTTCGGCCTGCCAAGGTCACTCTGGTGCAGCCAACTGACTTGCCCCAGGATTCGATCAATGGTCTCATCCGTGAGAGTTCGTCTAGGTCGCCACCAGCCAAGAAGTAATGCAAATTCTTTAGCCTTGGGTAATCGATGATTTCTGTCAAAACCACCGAGTCCTTGGCCGGCCACAGCTGTAATCTGTGACCTTCGACCATCTGCACAACATCTTCAAAATCATGCGTTCCACCGCTATATTCTAAGGCCGCCTCCACATGGTGGCGCAGCCTATCCAAATGTTCTTGGTCGCTCATCGCTTACCGGCAGGGATGGCCTCAAGCCTCATCACCCCAATGCGCCAGTCAGACAAAGTGTCACCAGTCACCCGCATATTGACTTGGCGCCCAGAGAACCGGACAGAAGTCGGGTTGGCTGCCGTGTATGGTCCAAATGTAGATTGTGTGTCTGTGGGGTAATTTCGGGTCTTAAAAGACACCACCGCCTCACCCAAAGTCTGCTCATCTGGGACAACTTGCCGCACCGACATGATGTTGTCGCCATTGCCCAATTGGACTGGGCCAGACTCAGCAAAAAGGCTTGAGCCATCGTAGTTGTAGCCCACCTCATGCTCATAGATGTAGCCATCGCTTGAGACCATCAGAGGGTATGTGTAGACACCAGAGTCAACACCAGCAGTTCGGGCCAATGTACCAATGCTCCAATGGTTTTCGCGGTAGTTGAAAGTGACGTAGCTGTCGTTTTCATTACTGGCCGCGCTTGGGTAATACCACCAAATCTCACCATACTTGCTGACATGGACCGCATAAATCTTCGATGCCTGGGCAAAGTTGATATTGGCAAAGATGTAATCTGACACATCACTTGGCAGTGGCTTGACATAGCCGTCATAAATCCAGAAGCCAGAATTGCTCATCCAAATGGCTGCCGTATCAATGGCCGCCACAGACTGGGCTGAAATGAGACCGCAGCCACTTGCCGCCTTCTCAAAACCATAGACAAATGGTGCGCCAACATACTGGGCCGTGTGGACATCCACATCTGTAAACAGTAGGTTTACACCCTTGACCCGCTTGCCAGCAATGAGTGAGCCAGGGGTGGCTAAGTCATAGTCGCCTGCAAGGTTGTCGCCTGCTGGTGTCCAAAGGGTATTGTTCTCTTGATCGCACCACTGCACTTTGCGTGGGTTTCCACCAGCACCAAGGGCAAAGATAATGCGCTCTTGGGTGACTAAAACCGCCTTGTTGCTCACTGGTGCATTGGTGATTGCCGCTGCCTTGGTAGGCGTTGAAAAACCCAATTGCCACTCGTAAATCTTGCCATCGGTGCTGGAGCAAGCAATCAAATACTCGCCCCATGTATCGAGTGACCAGGTAGTGGCTGCAATGGGAGTTCCGGTGTCAGGTCGTGCCACGCCATAGGCAAATGAGCCATAGACGTTGTAGCCGTAGCCAGTCAGCACTGTGGAGCTTGCGTAGCCTGTGGTGAATCCCGTTGGCGTGATGTCTTTCAACGTGCCAAGCGCATTCATCACATACAGTTTGGTATGCGTACCAGCGCCAATCCAGCGATCACTGCCATTGTCGCGCCAAGTGATGATGCCTCGGCATGAGCCTGACATCTGTGAGCTTGACCTGGTGCGCCATCCATTGATGGGTCTGAGTGTCCCTTCATACCAGCGCACTAGGTTTGCGTCATACCAGCGGCCTGCTGCCTGGTATTCAGTACCATTTCGGAAAACACCTGGGGGTAATTTGATTGGTATGTACATGGCAGTGCTTATTTGATGTTTGAGACAAAGCTCATTGTGACAATGGCTGATGGTACTGCTGGCCGTGTGGGACTGGTGCTTGTCCCAAAATGCTCAATACTTACATCAGTGCTGGTGGTGCGCCACATAATTTCAACATAATCGTTGGCTGCCAGGCTTACAAAAAAATTCATGGCTGCAATCAAATGGCTTGGGTCGCCTGCCGATTTTCTTTGTGACAAGTGAAATCTGCTATTTGAATTATCAATGTTTGTCCCATTCTTGCGAAACCAGATGTCAACATCCTGACCATCATTGCTGGTGTTCTTAAACTGAATGGAAAACTGCAAGTTCCAGATTCCGGCATCGGCCACAGTGATTCTGGACCCACTGGCCATAGTCACGCCATTGGCAAAGTCTGTGGTGTTGAATGTGATCGGATAGGCCGTGGTGGTGTTGGCAGCCACTTGGTCGGTCGAATCTTGAAATGCCCCGTAAGGGTTATTCATAAACCGACCGCCCCTTGGTCCAAACAGAGACCCCAGCACAAATGACAGTTTTTTGAAGTAAACAGTCAATGCGCCATTGTTTTCGTTGAAATGCCTGCGCTCATAGACCTCGGTCGGATAACCGAGTCCTGGTGGGGCGGGATTCTCAAGTTGTTGTGTTTGGCTGGACATGGCTCAATTTTGCCACCTTATGCCATGTCTAAACCAGCGGCCTTGACTTCTGCGACCCGTCTTGCCCATCCCTTGCCAAAGGTTGGCCAAGTGGGCAGATCGTGCAAAAAAGACAAGCGCCTGTCGTTGTAGGCACTGACCAGCTCATTGGCATCCATGCCGGCCACGGCCTGCAAGGTCTTGGGGCCAATGCCGCCATCAGGCTCCACGCCCACAGCCGCTTGCAGCCACTTGGCAGCCCTGCCTGGGCCAGAGTTAATCGCTGCATCAAAGACGCAATAATCGACACCGGCAGGCAGATCATCGCCCTTGACCTTGTCCCAGTATTTGGCTTTGTACATGGGGCCGACAATTTCTGGGGTTAATGCGCGCATGGTCTTCTCATCAACCTCATGGCCCACCCACTCTTCCCAGACCCGTTTGGTCACGCCAAGGTTGGTCATACCGCCTGGGTCGCTTGGGTGGTTGACATAGCCACCTTCATGGTGCAAAACAGATTTCAAGCAAGATTCAAAGTTCTCTTTCATTTTTTGCCTTTCATGTCAGCAAGTTTTTCTACAGTGCGACCACCAAAGTAAGCCAAGAAAATAATCTGCCCCCACTGGCCCAGCAAATTGACGTAGCTCTCTTGCGCGTTATAGCCAAATGCCGACATCATGGTGAACACAAAATAGGCCACAAAGATGGCTATAAGGGCCATGGGCCGAATGTTCTTTGACAGCCAAGAGTCAGACCCCATATCGGCTGTCCATCGGTCTGTGATGCCTGTCTGCTCCACCTCAAAGAGCTTGGTCTCGTTGGCCATCTTTGCCAGCTCACCATCTTGGACCATCTTGGCCAGTTCAAACTGGGCCTTTGCTTTGGCCTCTGGGTCTGGAATAAGTTTGTCGATGAGCTTGCCACCAACTTGTAAGAGCGCATCTAGTCCGATCATTATTAGTCCTTATACAAAAATCTGGAATCGTCTTCTATCCTCAAACATACCAAGCTCAATCGTGTTCTGCCTGGCGCGTTTATCGTAAAGCTCCACCTCCATCTCATGGGTGGCTTTTTCTATTTTATTGGCCTTGAGTGCTTGTTTGTATTCCTCTTGAACGCGCTCCACGGCCTGGTCAAATGCCGCCTGCTTGACATCATATTGCTTGGGTAAAACCATGGGATACCATTTGTCCAGTGTGATCATTTCTTGTCCTCCCGTTCTCTGGCCTTGGCAAAGTAGTACAGCAATTTCCCACGCAATTCTGCTGAGTCAGCCACCCCTGCCCACATGGCCAGGTTGTTCCATATAACCAGCAGCTGCTCTGGTGAGCAATTATTGCCATTGGTTGTCAGCCACATGGACAGCTGCGTGTGTCGCAGCGTTGGTTCATGTATTGAACTCACCCCATAAAAATCCGAAACAATGCATTGCTTCTGCTGCGCTGCTACCAGCATTGCAGTTGAGAGCAATGCCAGTGCTAGCCATCTCATTCGTCAGCCATGTCGCTTGATGCAAGGTTAATGCGGGTCTTCAATGCACCAATGTCCTCGGGCTTGTCTTTGAAGCCAATGGCAATGTACCCCGCAAAATTGCCAGGGTCCGGTGGGATTGAGCCTCGGCACATGAATTTAACACCCTGCTTGACACCCCACTCCCCCACTTTAGAAGACGGGTTAAATTCTTCGCACAGCACCTCATTATTTAACATGGCCACCATGGCCGCGTTGCGGTCAGCACTTGCGTTGAAAAGGCTTGTGACAGTCCCCTCAATGGCCTTTTCTCTTGTGCCATCAGCATTAAGCGCCAGCACTGTGGTGCGGCTGTTTGTCGTCAAGTTGGCCTTGTGGATTAGCAAGACAATCCCATCCACATCCTTCATCAGGCTTCTGGCCGGCATGATCAATTGCTCTTGCTTGGCCAGTTGGGGCATCTTGTCTTGCGTTGTGATAGCCTGCAAGATCACTTGCCTTGAGTCCCAAGCAAAGTATCCAGCAAAGGCCAGAAACGACAGCAAGATCACTGTAAACAGTTTGAACGGGTTATCGACCCACTCGATTAGGCCAATGACCTTGCCCAAAGTTGAGTCGTCTTTTTTGGTTTCTGGCTTGGGTGCAGAGGGTGCAGCAGCTGGCGCGGCCAAAGTCACATTGACTTGGCTTGCTGGCGCTGCCTTTGGCCTTGACCTTTTAACTGGTGCGACCTTGGCTGGCGCTTTGGTTGTTTTCTTTGCAGTCACCATAACATGGCCCAAAAAATAATGTATGTACCCCAGACCACAAAGGCCGTGATGCAGGCCGCAGCAATGAGTGCCACGGCCCAATCTTTCACTTTAGGCTCGTAAAGATGATTCCGGCCATGCTGGTGAGCATGATGCCAGAGACCCCAAGCATGATGTTTTCAAGACGCTTAATCCTGGCACACAGCATCTCATAGCGCAGTGTGCAGACATCAACATGGGAATTAAGTTGCGCTTGTGTCGGGTCCATCATGGCTCACGGGTAATGACTGGTGCAACCACAGCAATCAATGCTTCAATCGTAGTGCAAGCAGTAATTGCCGCCTCTTTAGCCGTACAGTCAGCAATAATCTTTGCACGTTGTGTCACTACATCACTAGGAATAGCCACATCACGTTCTGCCTTGCGAATGACCATCCAATCAGTAGATGCCAGTTGTGAGTTAGCAGATGCCTTGTTCTGAGCAATCCATTGTGACTTTAAGCCTTTGGTCGTAACAGGCTCAGTCTGACCCTCTGGTGTTTCAGTCACATCCTCCAAAGCCTTTGGCGTGTTTGTGTAGGTGCGAGTTACCACAGAGCCATTGACTTGGTAACTGTCAAAAGTCACCCAATAAAAGCGTTGGTCTTTTTGCTCACCTTCAACCACTTCTAATGCACCTTGCTCAATAGCAAATGCGTGAGTAGGGTTTGATGTGTTTGGAAAGAGAATTGATAGTTCACCAACTTGGGTGACTGCGTTGTTTTCAATGAGTGCGTACATATTGAGTCCTATCGTGCAAGGGAATACTTAAAAGGGTTTTCGGCAAATGCCATGTAAATATATGTGCCACCTGATGCGTTTACATAAGTAGTAGAATCTCTTACTTTAAAGCCATTAGACAAGATATCAATAGCAAGGTTTGTAGTTCCAAAAGTAGCCTCGTCATAATCTCTATTTGCACCAAGCGCATTTCCTGATTGGTTATAAGGACTTCTGCGAACATCTTGCATAACCCAGTTTTCTTGACCAACAGGGGCAGAGTCTGACCTCTTTCTTATAATAAAAGCAGGTCTAAATCCTGTGTACACAAATGGCCCATCAGTAGAACCATTGCCTGTGTAAATGCCAAACGCAGAATATCCTGCTATTGGTGCAAAGCAGTAGGCGACAAATGTTGTGCCATTGCCATTTACAGCCGAATTGTTTGAAATTGTGAATACAGAACTTGTTGGGTTTGTGCTTTCCCACAAGTTAAATGTTGTTGGTGCGGCAGTTGAGTTAAGTTCCAAAAACTTTGTATTACCAACATCTTTTTGATAGACATACCAACTTAACCCAGATGCTGACCTAGACTTAACAATGTACATACTTGGTGCAACCCCCAAGCCGTGACCTACAGTAGCTGCAAGGGCATTGCCCGTATAAGTCACCACACTAAACCCACTCGTAGTGTTTGCGCTTACTGTTGAAGTGATAGAGCCTGCTGTGTTGGATGAGCCAGAGCCGTTGGCTTTCCAGTTCCATGCGACATACGTTGCAGAAGAAGTGTTAAGTTGTGCCAAAGCACCCGTAGTAAACCCGTCAGAGCCAAATGCAGTAATGCCAGTTGTTTCAGTTGTTTCTGCGCCTGTGCCATTTGATTCAAGTTGCTTTTGTACACCACGCACAGCATCGTAAAGCCCGTGGTCTGTTGCACCACTTCTACCCTTTACCCAAACCCAATCAGGTTGAAAACCAACACCAGTTACGCTTAAAGATGAGCCTGTACCCGTGTACAAAACAGGATTGAAATACTTACCCGCTTGCGTAGCCGTAGTCGCCCCAATCGTAGGCGTTGGCAAGTTCTGTGTGCAAAGTGCTTTGAAGCCACTTGGGGCTGTGTAGGCAAATGGGCGTT